CAAACTTACCATCTAGAATTTTAACGCCCCAAATTTCTTTATCGTCGGTTCTAATTACCCACGGGTCATACTTCACTTGCATGCTCGAACTCCTTGTTTATTGAACCTCCAGACATCTCAGTACCCACCATATCAATTGACGCTACTTTATATTGACCCTCAATATATTCACGGAATCGTTTAGATGAAATAATAGGCATCCAGAACTCTTTTGTGTATGTATCTTTGATACGATATTTCTTGTCCTCAACCTCTCCGGTCTCAGGATCTACTTTTGAATACCATCCATTAGATGGCTTAACAACAAACTTACCTTCAAGTGCTACATCAAGCAAGCCCGACCAAGTACTAATACCACCTTCGAATGTTACTTCGATTGGTATCTTAGACTTCTCACGAACAAAGCGAGATTTTTCAACATTCATAATAAAGTTATATCCAACAACATCAGTGCCATCTTTTTCTTGTTGGCGACCGATAATAAAAATGTTGTCTGCAGAATAATAAATGCCCGTACCGCCAGACACAATTTGTTTGGGATACAAACCAATTTCTGCATAGGTATGATTAACAACAACCATTGGAATATCTTTAATATTCAAGTGAGGTGTAACCATTCTAAACAAAGATTTCATTTGCTTTGCTCTGGTCATGTCTGCAACAGATTTGCCTTCAAGTGCATCATCAACTTCTTTCTTAGAAGCAAGGTTACCCACAGAATCAATTACAATTATAATATGATCGCCACGCTCAATCTGATTAATTTGAGACATAATATCAAATTTTAATTGTTCAATATCTGTTATAGGTGTATGAAGTACTCGGGAGGTATCGATCCCGAAACTATCGAAATAAGACTGAGGACTGCCGAACTCAGAATCATAAAATAAAACCATAGCATCTTCATATTTGTCCAAGTAAGATTTTGCAAGCAATAATGAGAACGCTGTTTTAAAGTGTTTAGAAGGACCTGCAAAAACAGTTAATCCTGGGATCAACCCACCTTCTAAACTACCAGACAGCGCGACGTTAACCATCGGAACAGAAGTCTGAATCATATCTTTCTTGCTAAAGAATTTTGATTTATTTAGAATTTCTGTTTCTTTGATTGTAGAATTTTTCTTCAATTTGTCAAGTAAAGACATAATAACTCCTTAAGTGTATTTCAATATTATATAGCATAATGCAATTTTAGTCTAGTCATTTTTGCCGCATTTTGCTCTTTTATCTTTGGTTAATTTACCAAAGTCAACTTTCCATTCAGAACCAGGTTGAAGTTCTGTTCCACCTTTTGGTGTAGCAAAATTAATTCCTGATTGGTGTATGATATCATACGTAACGCGTGCACGATACTTTGTTAGATCATTTCCTAAATTAGGATAAGGGGCAACGTGTGGAAATATCCAACCTGCATACTCACCTGTTTTATTATTAATTACAATTTTGTAGTATGCGTGAGGTACAACAACTCCAGATCCAATCTTTTTATCTTGGTCATTATAAATTCCGCCACCGTAAATTGTAAACGGTGCATTCAATTGAACTGCCCAACCACGTACAGATGTTTCTAGAAGTTTCCAAATGCCTCTATTTAATGAGCCGGCTTGGGGAAACATATTTGTCATAAGGAATGATTCATATTCAACTTGCTGATCCCACGACAAATCACCATCGGGAACAACATGACCTTTATCATATCCTGTTCCAGCATAGTCATCTGGTTTAGGTCCATTTTTTATAGATTGATCTGCAACAAAAGCGTTCGTTCTTGCAATACAACCAAGTGCATTTGCAGGTAATAGCGTATAGGCTACATATGCAGGTATTTTTGCTGCGGGGTCATATGCTACAAGATATGCTTGGCGGCAAATTGGGGATAGTGATTTTTTAGTATCAGCAAATCCATATGGAGAATGTATCTTACATTCATTTACTGGCAACGGTTGTCTTTGTTCCCAGGCGTGTGCAGTTAGTCCCGCAAACATTGCTAACGCAATTAATAATTTTTTCATCCGAATAATCCTTCTAATGTTGCTTGTGGTTTAGCAGACCAACCGATACCATGTAATATTGTATTCATAGGTTCTAGAAAAGATTTATCAAACATTGTCTCATAATCTATAAACTTTAGTAGATCTAATTCAAGGGGTATTACAGTATTGAATGCTATACAATTTTCGCCGATAGTATTAGGTTCCTTTAAATAAACGAACTTGATCTTATCGCCCTCTTTAATTTGCTCATATTTTTTATCTAAGCCATGTTTCTTAGTATAGAAATTATAAAGCAAGGCACCTCTGACATGCATCGGAGTTCCTCCTTTATATATATTAGCCTTATCAGTATATTTCCCTATGCCGTTAACACCTCGGGGAAAGGATATGTCTTCTGCCTTTAATTTTCTATACTCTGTCTCAAAGTCCATAATATACTTTTGCAGTGTATCTTGATCTGAAGTCAAAACCATTTTAACAGCTTTTCGCAAACCTTCTCTGATTGGTTCGGGTGTAGATGATCTGACAATTTCTAATCCCATTACCTTTAGCTTAGGTTCGGCGTATGTGACACCTTCATTGTTGTATACATTCAAAGCATATCGTTTCTTCGCAACCCATACACCTGTCTCTGCGATTGCTTCTCTCTTAAATGAAATCTTATTATCAAATGCATTAGTATACTCAGATATATCACCACATACTTTGTTCAACACTTCTTGAATCTTAGTCTCACAAATTTGATCTAGTATTTCAACAATCTTTTGCGGTTCTTTACCTTTATAGTATTTTTCTACAAGAGGTGCGAAGGTAACATAACAAGAATCAGTATCAGAATAGAATGAATACTCAAAATTCTTTGTGCCGCATATCTTATTCAAATACTCATTTAAAGCAACCCCGACTTTCTGAATAATATACTGACCTGTTAAAGTAATACCTTCTGCTACTCGGTCATCATAAAATCTAAAGAACTCATTCGCCATCGCACCGAATAAAGAATTCATCTGAATCTTTCGAGCCATCTGAAAATTATTATACTTAGATATTTCCTTTAGCCATATTGGATCTTTTGTTTCTTCATACTTGGCTTCTGCAGACAACATTAATTTCTTATACTGTTTTCTATCATCAAATAACTTTTGAACAATCTCAGGAAATATACCTTGCTTATCATTAGTGTAGCATACACCATTCGATGCCATACAAATATTCTTTTCAGCTAAGTCTGAAGTATCAACCTTACCTTCAAGTAACTCACTGACTCTAATGTCTAAATATTTTCTCTCCTGCGACATTGTTTCTGGCGACATATTATACTGCATAATAATTGAAGGATATAGACTTGTCGCATCAAAAGAAACTACCCAATCATATTTGCCTGGTCTAGGAGTCTGTACATATGCTCCTGCAATTTGTCTCCCTTGACTGCGCTTATTCTGATGAACCATAATATTTTTCTTGAGCAATTGATTGTAAAGAATACAATCCCAAGTTCTTACCGCTGAGAAAATATCAACATAGTTACATTTCGCATCATATGCCATTGTCAGAATCAACTCAATGAGTTTCATCTTCTCCTCTAGCTCGTCTACCAGTTCACAATCAATTACGTTATAGCGAACAAATTTTGGCCAATCGCCTTTCCAGAATTCATTGAACGAAGAAAACTCATCATAGTTCAATTTCTGTTTACCGAGTTCTACCTTAGCAATATGGTCTAACTTATATGATTCCTGATTACCATAAGTAAACTTCTTATAAAGATCAAGGTAATCTAAAATAGCAATGCCCATCACATTAAATGAGATGTTCTCTTTCTTAAATTTAAGAATGTTCTTTTCCTCAACAACTTTCCAAGGAGAAAATTTCTTTAAGGCATCCTCACCAAGAATCTTAATGATGCGATTACATAGATATGGGATGTCAAAGAACTCCACGTTCCATCCTGTAATGATATGGGGATAATCTTCTGAGATATACTCAAGAAATTGTTTCAACAGATCTACTTCATCTTTACAATGAACATAAGTATGATTTTCTTTTTCTGGCTTGAAAGGAAACAATCCAAAAGATACAATTTGTTTACTGACGAAATCTCTAGTAGTAATGATCAATACTTTTTCCTGAGGATTCGCAATATCAGGAAATCCATTTTCTGCAGATGTCTCAATATCCAATGTCCATATTTTTAATTGAGTCATATCAAATTCTACTTCATGCGGCCATTGCTGAGAAATATATTGATATCCATAATTTGTATTTCCGTAGATTTCGAATCCCTCTATGTCCTTATACATCTTAACATATTCTTTGGCATCATTGATACTTTCGAATTTTATCTCAGCAAGCGGTTTACCAAAAAGAGATTTAACCGTTGCTTTATCCCTATTCATTGTTGTTGGTACATATAATGACGGTTTAAATGCGATTCTATCTTGTACAGCATGCCCGTTATTCAAACCTCTAACCAAAATATTGTTGCCGTACTGATTAACGCTTGTGTAAAACTTCATTGTAGAACCCTTAGGATATAAATATTAGTATTAATTATATTATATAAGCCGTTGAAAGTCAATATAATAAGGAGAAAAAAGATGGCTGAACAAGAAAAACCTCTATCTAGAAGCGAGCGAGAAGCTCTAATTAAAGATAAAGCAGGATGGGTAATTACCGTACTTGCTGCATTTTTGGCTATCAACACATTAATGGGTGGTAGTAATAGTAGTAAAATTCTTAATAATACCATAGAAGCAAATAATACATGGGCTTTCTATCAAGCAAAATCTATCAAGCAAACACTAACTGAGATGCGATATGACGATGCAGTATCAGATAATAAAACAAAACGTGCTACAGAATTAAAAGCTAAAATGGACAGATATGAATCCGATCCTGCAACGGGTGAAGGTAAAAAAGAACTAATGGCAAAAGCTCGTAAGCTTGAAGAAGATAGAGCAGTTGCCAAATCAAGAAGTCCATGGTATACATACTCGGGCAGTCTTTTCCAAATTGCTATTGTCTTGTTAACAGCAAGTATTTTAGCAGTTAATATTAGATTGTATTGGGCCAGCATTGGCGTAGGATTAATTGCATTTATATCTATGTCTCAAGCGATTTGGTTATGGATACCTTTTATGTAACCAATGGATCCGTTTACACTCTTTGCGCTAGCCAACGGTGCCGTTGCCGCTGTCAAGAAGGGTTGCCAACTATATAAAGACATCAAAAGTGCAACTGGCGATGTCAAAGCGGTCTTAAAAGATCTTGATGATCAATTCAACAAAGCGCACCCACATGACAAGCCTGCTTCATCCGCGGCTGTAAAGCAGTTAGCAGAAGAAAAAACTCGTGTCAAAGAACTAAACAAACGCAGCGAAGATACAACTAGCATCTATTCTGAAATAGGTGATTGCCTTGGTCAGTACTATGACAATTATTTTAAATGTGTGGCAGTACTTGAAGAGGAAGAAAAACGAAGCAAAACAGAAGTTTATTCAGGCGATTCAAGTCTAGCTAAACGTGCCCTACAACGCGTTCTAATGAAAAAGCAATTAGAACAAATGGGTAAAGAGCTTCGCGAATTGATGATATATCAAAGCCCTCCAGAGTTGGGTGCATTGTTTACTGAAGTCGAATCCATGACTAAAGAGTTAGGGGTTCAACAAAAAACTCTTATTGCTAAGCAAATGCAACAAGAGGCAATTAAAGCAAAGCAACGTAAACAACGAATGGCAAAGTATCAATTTGAATTTGCTCTTGGTATAGGGTTTCTTATAGTAATGCTTTTTATGGGAGGGGTGTTTATGTATATTGCATACGACGCACAAACTCGTTGGGGCACCTATATTAATCGACCAAATAACTTTCGAGAACAAGAACAAGCTATAAGAAAACAAGAATGGTTTGAACGTCAAAAGAAAATAAAAGAATACGAAAACTACTTAGAGCAAGAGCGTAGAAAGAAAGAACAAAATGAAACCTGAAACTGAAACGTTATTATTGGTTATTGGTACATTACTGGGATTCTGTCTAATACCAACTATACTAATAGTATTACATGCATATTTACTTGCTATACTTTTTATTGCCCTGTTAGTAGCAAATATATTATTATTCACATACTACGGGTACATAGAGTTGTTACCCTTAATAAGACAAAAACATTTACAAGATAAAGAATTGGAGAATAGGTTTCACGGTGACCCTAACAAGATTAAATTCTATAAAGGGTTTATGAAATTCTTTTCAGGTAATCTAGATCAAAAAGGACTACAACGTTGGTTTGAAAAGCATCCAACAACAACAATTAAGAAATAAAAATGTCAAAATCTTTTTTAGATAAAATCAGAGAACAAGCAGAAGAAGCTGCAAGTATAGGGTTTTTTCTTATTGCAGTAACTCTCCTAATAGCAATCGCAATGATTGTACTAGGAGGAGTCTACTTATTTACGAGAAGGTAAATCGCCAGACACAATTTGAATTCCCGAACCGAATATTGAATTGTATTGGTTCAATACATCGTCTGCTAATTCCGCGGTCCATACTAAAGACTTTTTATAAATCTCTATACTATGTTCTGCGGTATATGCAGCATACGGAATCAGAGCCATCGAGTGTTGGTCAGGTGTTGATTTAGAAGAAATCAACATAACAGCACATGGTTTATCAACCGTGATTCTGTCATCATGTGGACCCGATGGCTTCATATCACCAATCACTTCCTCGCCTGTGACGAGTTTAATTACTTTAATTGTCATTACATATCCTTAATTTAAATATAGTGTATATGCTTATTCATTTTTGAATTATATTCTAAAGTTAGTCTTTCTACATCACCAGTGTTAGTAGGGTTACGGGCAACAATATATTCTTCTAAATCAGAACCGTAACTTTTTTTGAAGACTGCAGAAAGTAATTGCTTGATATACTTTAACATTATAGATCCCTTTGTAAAGAATCTTCTGTTAGCAATTGAGCTTTACCTCTTTTAGAACTTGTAGGTGTATCTTCTTGAACATCTTTAACCTCAATTTTCTTAGGTTTCTTATGTTCTGGAATTATACGTTCCAAGAAGATCTTTAGCATGCCATTTAACATAGCTGCATCTTTTACTTCAACAGTATCATCTAAAGCAAATGCACGAGTAAAGTTTCTTCCTGCAATACCTTTAAATAAAAATGTATCAGCATCATCTGTGCTTTGAACATTACCTTTAACTATCATTTTACCATCTGCCAATTCAATTTCAATGTCTTGCTTAGCAAAGCCAGCGACAGCCAGTTCAATAACATACGTGTTATCGCCTGTTTTCCTGATATTGTATGGAGGATAGTTGGGAATGTTTTTTGTCAGATCATCATGCATTTTAGCAATGCGACTGAACTGATCGTCAAAGCCGATAAAAAATTTATCGAAGTCTTTGAAGCCTGGACCGAATACAGATAAGTGTGTCATATTATATCTCCTTACTTATTTTTAAATGCTTGTGTTGCATCAAAAGTCATAGCAGATAAACCTACTGTTGCGAAAAAATCTACAGTAGTTTTTGCAACGGTCTTAGCAAATGTTTGCTGAGCATCGATATAGGTTTGGAGTTGTGATTTGATTTCTTCGTTTTTGACGCAAGCCTCAACGAATTTTGTTTTGATACCAGAAATGGTATCGATTGATGCGTTAATGTTTTCTAACATTATGTTCTCCTATTAAGCGAGTTAAAAATTACTACCCTTTCGGCGTAGTTTAAAATGACGGTTTTATTGGGATCCGTCAACCCTCATCCATCCCATCCCTGGGATGTAATTATTTATTACTAGTGTTTAACTTTTTCTTACCAATGTTATACTTTGTTTCCAATTTCCATTCATCTTTTTCCTTATGAGAAATGACTTTAATCTGGGATAACGGAGCATAGTCTACAAAATTCTCAGCATTGTTAATTGTAATCAAACCCCAATCCACTAGTAATTTTGCGATTGTGTTTCTACGTTGTAAATCGTTTTCTGATAGATCAGCTGTTTTTCCATCCAAAGCGAAAAGCTCTTTAAAATGCACAATAAAATATCTGCCTTGTTTATGCAGAATGTGACATGATTGATATAGAGTTTTGTCCTTCCTAGAAGCGACACCTATACGTGTTAGAGTTTCTCTTACTTTTAAAAAATCGTCTGGTTCAGATAATACCACTTCCAAAGGGTGATACCCCGGAAAGTTGATATGTATGATGTCAGTACTCATTCTTACCACCTTTTGTTATTCTTCTTTTCATTTCATCAATAATCGAATCGTTTAGAAGTGGGAGTACTTGTTTGGCTTTTTCTGTGCTGTAACCATAGTATTCTTTTATGACTTCCAAATCATCGATTTTCTCAGCCTTGATCCATTTATTAAATCTTTTCTTAGGCCTAATGATATTTATTAAAAAATGAAATTGAAGAATTTTGTCCAGGTGGGGACGAGAATTCATTTCGTTTGCGGGTATTACTGTATCGTGACCATAGGATAATCCCTTATTAATGATAAAGGGGTTATACTGTTTCTCCGACCAATCGTCAACTATCAGATTATCTTTGCTATAATGAATAGCATTGATGAAATCAAACGGCGTTATTGCTGGCGCTTTATATGTTTCGATCTCAGGTTTTACTACGGGGGTTCCGAATAAGCTCATAGTACCATCCTTAGCAAGCCAACAGAATCAATAGTTACTAGCAATAGATAGTTAACAAGCATCCCAAAAGATTTGCGAGTCCAAGCAGTCCAAGCGTACAAAGCACAACCAAAGATCCACACAGGATACAGGGCAAGAAGAGGGGGAGTTGGTACAGTGAGTGCCATGGTAATTGCGCAACCAATACTAATAGCCCAAGCGAGCAACTCAATAACAAAACGAATGTTATTACTACGCCAATCATCTCGTATCCAATCAAAAGTAGGTT